GAAGATAACCTCATTCATTGTTTCAGCAAATCGCTTTTCCGCCTCAAGTTCACCATAAAGGGCAACGAGTGTACTCAGCTTGTAGATTTGGCTGCTTGCTCTGATAAGCTTGTACTGATTCTGAGAAAGGGGTGGCAGTCCGAGATAATCCTCGGACTGCACAAACTCCTCAATAGAAACAGGTCTCTCCTCAAAATCCTCTCCATCAAGGAGATTCATGAGGTCATTAAAATCAAGTGACATTTACAGGCTCAGCCTTTCCTGTCACTCGTGCTAGCCTTCTGGCCACTTCAATCTTGCAGTGGTCACAGTTGGCCGTTACTTCCTTTAGGATAGAGATGAGGATGGCCTGCTTCTCTTCCATTTCTGCGATTTCATCACCAATGGCGGCATCATCGTAAAGACCCGCCTTTTGAAGCATATCAATCTTCTTTGCTTCAACATCAGCAATGTTCTTCAGTACAGCATTCTTCGTCTTGTAATCCGCCGCAACATCTGCCTGCTCAACAGTTTCCCAGAAGCGTTCTACAATCATGGAATAGTGCTGGATACCAGCCTGCAATGCTTCAGCAGCCTGTTCCTTAATGTCATCATTATCCCGCGCGATTTCTCGCCACTCTTCAATGAGTGAGATTGCTTCTGCACGCTTAATACCCAACTCCTTTGAAATAGTAGTCGGGTTCGTGGTGCCCTTAATATACATCTGGGCAACTCTGTTAATCTGCTCGTACCTGTCGAGCAATTCGATGTCTTTAGCCATTTACAACGTCAATCCATTCAATTACGGTCTTTCCACCATGGCCATGAATCTTATCCAGCTCTACAATGTTATTGTAGATAGCTGTGCTAGCCAAAGCAGTAAGCCATCTCATCGCACATGTACCATCATCAAATTCAATGCCCTGTGCGACGATTCCGGTGCCAGAGACACCGGTTTCATCCTGATTACGAACGAGATTAAATCTTCTCATGTCCTAACAGTACGCTTGCGTCTACGCTTAGGCTTTACGACACCCTTAATCATTTCGGGGTAGAAAGACCTAAACGCTGCACCAACCTCAATGGCATCAATCCAAACCTTGCCTGTTCGAGTATTGGTTGCCAGACAGCGAAACTTAAATTCACCTCTACTGTATTTAACCTTAAATTTCGTACCCGGAGTCATCACATCTCCATTGTGCTCATATTCAAATGAAGCCTCAATCTCTGGATGACCCTGATACGCATGCTGCCACCATGCATCTGGATTAGCAGCATTTCGTGTACGTGGTGCCATTATACAGCAAGTCCCTTTCCTGCGGTCGGAGCATAAACCCCGCCCTTAAAATCAATGGGGCGATGAAGTCGATTTCCGCAATTATCGCATCGCTGATTATCTCTATCATCAATCTTGACATTGCGCTCTTCGTCAGTATCGCAGGTCATGCAAGTGTATGTATAAAGTGGCATCGTATTCCTTTCTACATCAATTGTATTCTGGTTGACTAAAAATGTCAAACAGACATACAACCGACCAAAGTGGCGAATTGCTGAATACTTCTTACACGCTTACGGTACTTGGAATCGTCTTGATTCCATGGCCTATCTACAAGATACACATCAACACCCGCCGCTTCAAGAGCATCGTAGTTTTCCAACTTGTCCTCAATGAAGACATCGGTCTCTACGCTAGTCTTGTCTGCGGAGAAGTCAAGTGTATCATACCCAAACCCCCAGACATCAAGCCACAACTTGGTGTTCCTCTGAGAATTCTCTGGCACCTTGCCAAAAGACCTGTCGGTCACGATGTGGACAGTATTACCAAACGCCCTCATGAAATTGACAGCGTCAGATGCGTTGTCGCGTGGAATGCCTACAGCAAAAATCCACTCAGCGTCAACTCCATCATGGCAGTGCTGTACAAACTCTTCGTCTGTCATGCCCCAGTCACGATAGAAATGCCACTTATCAACCTCTCCTAGAGATACATTGTAGTTGAGGTCAAGCCCTGACTCTGAGAGGTACAACCGAAGGGAGTCTGCAAAATCATAACAGACTCCATCCAAATCAACCCCGACTCGTAGTGCCTTCAAGGATTCTTCTCCTTACGCTATGCTTGAATTCAGCGACTGAGCCATCATTATGGATAAACCCGTCGAATTCATAGCCATCAAGTGCTACTTCTGAAAAATGATTATTTGCAGGTCCGACACCCTCACGTTCTACACGATAAATCTTACCACCACGGGCGCGAATACCATCAGCCTCATTAGGGAACCGAACGTCTGTCACAACATATTTTCCATCAGGGTAGGGCAGGTTGTCAAGTAGCGCGTCCACCCAGATTGTATCACTCACAATCTTGCGTCCACACTCTGTTCCTAGTACCTGGAGCTGCTTACGAATATCGTCAGCCCACTTTGTTTCCTTATATCCATCCCACCCGAATTCGTCAATAACCTGACGAACACGCTTCTGTTCAACATGCCTGTTGAAACTAAGCTCTTGGAATGGGTCTGAATATTCTACGATTGGATTAAACTCATACAGAAAATCCCGCAATTTGTCAGCGAAGGCAATACGGATAAAGCCGAGGGACGAAAGTCCCTCGGCTGCCGTATCCTTGCCAGACCTTGCGTATCCGCTAAGTCCAACAATTTGCATTACATAAACCTCAAAACGTTGAATGCCTCTCGCATGAAAAGAACATCATTGCGAGATGAGTGGTCTGGAGTCGTGAATGCATATCCACGCTCAACAAGAATGTCGTGAATCTGATTCATGCTAGGCATGTAATCAAGATTCAACTTTGCCATGGCGTATGATTGAACGTCAAGCGTCCTGTAGTGAGCCGTATAAAGCCCATTCTCCTCAAGGAACGCTGCATCAAACTTTGGATTTCCAGCAACCATTGTCTGACCATTAAGAAGCATACGGAATAGATTCTTGTCTTCTTCCGTAGCCTCTGGTTCATCAGCAACCCGCCGCTCAGAAAACTTCGTCAAGTCATCAATGAATGCAGGAACCTTCTTTACACCAAAGAATAGGGTTACCGGCTCTTCATTTTCCACAGCATAAGTGACTTCTACCAGCTTATCCTTCTTAGCATCCAAGCCCGTAGTTTCACAATCAACAAATACAAGTGCCTTCTTCGCCATTAAAATACTCCGAATTCCGGCGACGCCTTTGTTTCCGGCTGTTCTTCAATAGGACCAAGAGCGTCATCAACGCCCTGCTTCCACCACCGACCAGAAACAGTATTCCAAAACTGCTTCAGTCGCTTGGGAATTTCTACACCGCGATACTTACCATCTTCAGGCCACTCGGTATAGCTCTGTGCCTTCATTATCTCACCACAATCATGTAGATACCATTCAGGCCAAGCAGCTCTTGCTTGCTGATGACCTCTTCTTCACCATCGTAGTTTACCAGGCGGACCTCACACTTGTAAAGCTCCTCAGCAAACTTCTCTGCATCGTAGCGGCTTCCATCCCATTCTAGAACTACAGTAACGTTGTTCTTCTGACGGAACTTCTGCATGCCCGCCCAGATTTCTGGCTCAAAACCTTCGGCGTCAATCTTGATAAGAACGCTTTCTCCCATGTGAGAGAACATGTTATCTACACTATTGACACCAATTTCATACTGAATGTAATCGCTCTCTGCTGGCTTTGTCCCAACATAAGCACCACCAGAATGTCTACGTGGAACAGAAAGTGTAGCCTTAGACTTCTTTCTGGCACCCATAGCCTCTGGGATTACCTCTACATTCTTAAAACGGTTTTCACGAAGGGACCAAGTAAGTATCTCCCTCACATGTGGATTTGGCTCAACTGCCGCAACAGTTAGCCCTGCCTGAGCAGCAAGCATAGTGTAGTATCCAACATTTGCACCAATATCAATGAAATGAGTATTGTATGCAAAGTTAGCACTCATCCACTTAGTTACCCAAGCCTCCCAGAATCCGTCAGACTTCATCCAAGGAGTAAAGGCTTCATCATCAGCCTCACAATAGAGCCAGAAAGAAGACATTACACGGCATCTTACATAACCGTCATTGCCATCACCAAACCAGCGAACCCCGGCTCGACCAATTCGCTCTACTTCATCTCTACTAAAATATTCCACTATTTCCTCTTGGTAATTTCAAACGTCTTAAGAGCCCTTTGAATTGTCATAAGAGATACTTTGCATTCTTTGGCAATTTCTTCAATTGACTTATTTTCCAGAACATATCTCTTATGCAGCCAAATTTTAGAACGGTACTTCTTCACTGACATATCCAGTACCTCCTGTATCAGGGTCAATTCTCCATACAGGAATAGCCTGCTGCCAAGCATACATGATGCAACTGTACGTTCCACCATATGGATTGCCATCCCAAACTGCAATCATCACATCTGAATTATCTACGATATATTCGTTTCTTGTGTGATAGCACATCATACCCGGATATTCTAGAGACTTATTTGTCGATACAATACCCGCCGCATGCTTCAGAACTTTTCCATACTCTACAGAGTCAGCAATTCTTGGCTGGTGTCCTTCCCATGGTCTTACAGCCACATAAGGAATCTTGAGCTTCCAAGCCTCCTTGGCAGACCACAGGTCAACCCCAGCAGCCATCCCCTGATAAAGCAGGTTGGTCTGCAAATAACTCATGGACTCGGACAGCTTGGCTTTTACCATCTCAGGGTCAGAAATACGCTCAGGACGATGCCCAGTCACTCCTACCTTCATAGGTCAATACTCTCTTCATCAGGATTCCAGAATGGTGGCCAGTTCTCCTCAACTGCGTCAACTAGCTCTTGTCCACTTAGTTCATCATAATATGAATATGCTGCTGCTCTGTGACTTTTAACCCGGCAAAAATGGTCTGGCCTAACAATAACGTTACCAACACCAATGTCAGCCCAATCACAGGCATTACAATCCATGTATTCTGACATTTCTCCTCCTAGCTTGGGCCGAAGCCCAACGCCTCAGTCTACTGTACCACGAGTTGTGAGCGAGTAGTAGGCGTAATAAGCAATGCCAGCGGAATCACCAACATCGTTATCAGTCAACGCCATCTGCGGCCACTTCTTGTTAAAGTAGTCCATCGTTCTCTGCTTACGCAATTCTCTAATCTTGGTAGAGTACCACGTTGCTGATTTGTCTGGAAACTCCTTCTTCAGAGCCAACTTCTCTGCTGGCTTAAAGTTTGGATTTCCAATAAACGATTGCCACGTCAATGGCTTAACTGTAACGACCTTGACATTCTTTCGCATTAGCTCAGCAATACATGCTCCATAAACCATAGCCAACTTAATTGTAACGTCAGCATTCTTGGTTCTTGCAAGGATGGCAGATTCAAATGCGATGTAATCTACATTGAATTCATCCTTGACCGCACGCAATTTATTGGCGGCATCTTCAAGTCTTTCAAAGACATCCGCCCCTTCAAATACAATCTTTCCCCACTGAATTGGTCTCCGGTTGAAGAAGATTGTAAACGCAAGCGAATGGGTTGAGCAGTCAATGCCCATAACCCGGCTTGCCTTAGTCTTTTGCAAATCGGCTAGCGCCACATCAAATTCCCACTAGATTGAACAGCAGCTCAGTACGTCTATCCTGCTCCTTAGCTGCTTCGCACTTACGGCAAATCTTCTCGCTGTTATAGCGAGACAAAACTGTACCGCAGTCCGGAGTTGCGCATACACGAACATGGCCCTTTAGTCTGGCCTTCTTTTCGTAATACTGCTCCATAAGCCGCGCGTTTGTCGCCTTTCGGCAACATTCATCTGAACAATAACGCTGATTATGAGTCTTGGCCTCAAATTCCTTGCCACATTCAGCGTATGCACATGTTTTCAAATCTTTGGAACCTCCATTACAGGAATATCAACCTTTCCTTCAGGAGATTCATCGCTCCAGCAATACTCGTAAAATGGGCAGCCCTTGCAAATCTTGCTGCGCTTGGTAAGTGGGCGATTGGGAACATTGTTTTCCTCATAAGCCTTGTAAACTGTTCTCATCCAGTCCAAAGCCTTATCAACGATAGCCTCGTTGTGTTCTGTCATCTCAATAGGAATGATGAGGAATTCCTGAGAATTCTTATTTTCATACAGAAGGAATCCAATCTTTCGATTGCGAGCCTTCATATAAATGAGAATCTGGAACAAGTGGTTAGCGCTTGGCTTCATCGTAGACTGTCGCACAAGAAATGCTTCCTGGCGTGTTGTCTTGATTTCACCAATTACTGCTTCACCTTCCCAGTTGATTTCTACATCAGCAAACCCGCGCACTGGCGGGCTGTCCATAGTAATCTCAATCTCATTTCCAAGGCGAATTCCGGAGGCATCAAATAGCGCCTCAATTCGCTCATGAGCCTGTGTACCGTTCGACATATTCGCAATGCCGAGTGCGTCAACTGTGTCAACATAATGTGCACCATTGAATGCAATGTACCAATATCGCGGACATGTTCCATGACCATAGCCAATAGTGCTAGGCGAAAATGTCTTCTTTTGTGTAAACTTATCAGGGCGACGCTGCTGCATGTAAGCAGCCTCAAGAATCTCGGACAGCTTATTAGCGTCGAAATCCTTGGGCTGCTTACGAAACTTGAGACCCTGAATGATTTCTCTTGTTACCACTTGTTTTTAAAATCCTTAGTCTCGTTATTTGTACATTCATTATAGCACGGGAAATCTTGGTTGACTAGTTTAGGCTCGTGCAGCGTACTTCAGCGCATCCACCAAACGGTCTAGAGCTTCCTTCGTGCTGTAATAAACATTCTTGCGATGGTTGTTGTCTGTACCCGCCCTGTCCTTTTTGATGGTGGCGTACTCAACAGCCTTGACCGCAAACTTGAACGAGATTGCCTGAAGCTCCACAATAAGGCGTGGTGCCTTCGTGGCAGCAACATCAGGGTTTGCTATGCACTTGATGGCAAGGTCAAGTGCCCTGTCTAGTTGTGGGTCCTTCATGAAGTCTGTCAGGTCATTAAACTCAGTAATTACTGAGACAGTCTCCAATGGGTGTTCGTCATTCAATTACTTCCCACTCCTTTTCTGCATCTACGTCAGACATTTCGCAATCCCACATGTAGTCAAATGCCCAGTCTGACTCTTCTCCAGCATCTACCTTTCTCTTAAGGTCAAGATAGCGCTGATATTCTTCATCTGACAGCTCAATATCTACTGTCTTTGGCAAGATGGTGATTCTCAGCTTCATCTAAACCTCGAACTCTGCTGAATTGAACGGCCAATCGCCTTTTCAATCTGAGATGCTGTAATCACACCGCCGCCAACATTTGCATTGACTTCAACTGTCGGATTGAGTGGAGTGTACTTTGCCTCAAAGATTGTCTTATCACATGGATAGAAATCTCCAGCAGAATCCTTGACCAGATAATCGCCATTCTTTACACCAGCCCACTGCTTGCTTGGTTCAACCCAAACAAGCGCGGTGATTCCATCTGGAATATCAACCCACATTTCCCATACAGGAATAAAATTCGCCATATAAGCATCTTCATCAATCTGATGCTCACCGACAAATTCATTTACTTCCTGCCAGTTTTCTCCAGTAAACTGTACAGCCTCTGTTTCAACTGGCCTTGCAACATATTTCAAATTGCCCTATGTCCCTTCATAATTTCTAGCGTCTTGTTCATCTTAAATTTCACTATGAACTTTTCTCCTCGAATTTCTGACTTCAAAGATTCTCGTTCATCAGTTAGCCAGTATCCGTGATGCTTTATGATAAATTCTGCTGCCGCCATCCGGCGCGAAAAACCATCCATCTTACGAACGGCAAACCATCTGCTGTCATCACAATAAGACAGAGCATTCCAATTATTCCATACAGGGTCCTTCATAAGAAGACCCGCCTTGTAATCGTCTAGGTACAGATGGTACCAGCGCTCATTTCCCCTGTGCTTTCGAAAATAGATTTGTCCACCAGGTCCAACGCCTTCCTCCGGAAGGACGAAAAATCTGCTCACAACTTTTCTCCAATACATGAACATGTCCGGTGCCGTAACAGTCCCAGCACCTTCCACCGGTTTCAATATCGTAAGATGAACCAGTTCCATCACATGTGTGACAGCAACCTTTATTCTGCATATTTTTCATTCCATGCCTCTAGCATTTCATGGAACATAGCATCACCAATAACCCACAACCGGGTTTTTGGAGTCTTGGATTCAGGGTCGTCATCTTCTCGAATAACCAACTTAAGCGCTGGTTGTCTACGTCCATTATGGACCGCGTCCGTAGAAATCTTTGCCCAGAAATCCTTAGTCACGCTGAAAGACTTCTTGTATTCCTTATAGTCTACCAGAAATGGCTCAAGGATGGCATCACCCTTATTAACTCCCTTGGACCGCCCGGAATTCTTCACTGGAATAGCGCCATCGCGCTTAATCTCATCAGCCTCGGACATAGCTGTAATCACCCTCCCACTGGAAATTGAATTCCCACTTAAGAATATGGGCACTTATATATGCATACTCTTTTTGAGCTGCAATGTTAAAGCCTAGGCCCCAAGAATTCTTTTTCCAAATGTACGCTGAGAACCAGCGCCATTCCCAATCAAACATCCTTCTCCTTATTCATATAGGCTGTAACGCCAACAAGGGTGGCAATGATTCCCAAAGCCGCCCCCGCCAACATGCCGCCCAGAAACAATCCCACTTGATTCAGAATGTCAAAGAACAAAGTCCTCAACATACGAAACGTGCCCTTCTGAACACTTCCATCTGAGAATCTTTTCTACACGGAAATACTCTGCTTCATCACACTGCTCATAACAGGTTTGGCACCCAAAGGCTCCATCGACTGGAATTCCTTTGGGTGCCTCTTCCTCCTGAGTCTTTGCGACGAAATCACTAAACTTCGTCATCAGGTAGTTCGCCCGTTAGGACTAGGTTCACCTTCTCCTTTAGAGTCTTAAGCAGAACATCATCATTGCGCAACTTAGCAATTACGTTGTCGCGACCCTGAATCTGTCCTTCCTCAACAGTGTACCATGCGCCCTTCTTGGTGACAATACCATACTTCTCAGCAGCATCGACCACCTCACCAATGGCGTCAATTCCGACAAATTCACCATCGTAGAACAAATCGTACTCACCCTTGCGAGACTGAGGACCCAACTTGTTCTTTTCTACGTAATATTCAACCTTACGTCCAATTGGTGCCTCAATTGCAAGGTCACCGATATAGGTGATGCCCTTCTTCTGCTGATTCTCAGTGTTGGACGAAGTCAACTTGATAATCTGAGAAGATGCAAATGGTACCTTCTGACCACCGTGCGGAACCTGCTTAACATAGGTGGCTTCAATCTTTGTGGTTGTCTGTGAAATCAAAACAACTGCTGTCTTTTCATTCTCATAATGGATGGCGTTAACCATCATTGTGCAGGACTTGGCGTGTGCTCCGAGCTGCTTCATCTTCTCGAATTCTACAGCCTCTCCATCTTTATCTACAAAGACTTCTGGAAGAGCATCACTAATGGAATCTACAACTACCAAATCAATCCCGCCGCGAATAAGCGGCATAATGGAATCTGTGATTGCACCAAATGACTTCTTCTGAATCAGAATCAGCTCATCATTGTTGATTCCAAGTCTGGCACCAAATGACTTCTCATATGTGCCTTCAACATCAACCCACGCACAAACCTTACCCATCTTCTGAAGAAGACCTACAGTTTGCATCATGAGGACAGACTTTCCACTGCTGGTATTTCCATAAACCAGCGTAATTCTACCTGCTCCGATACCTCCACCAAGAGCAGTAGTTAGACCTGTGCTAGCAAGCGGGAACTTAATCAGCTCAATTTCCTGAGCTGTCTTCAGACGCTTAGCCGTCTTTGGGTCCAATCTCGCCATGAAATCTTCAAATGCCACTACTTTTTATTATCCTTATTGTAATTTCGACTATTCCAGTCGATTTCAAGCTGTTGTGCTAGTGCTCTCATTTGCTTATCGCGGCTGGCACAAAGCCGCTTGATGATACGAAGCAATTCCTCCGGGTCTTCGGAACGAAATACAAGAATGTTGTCTTCGTTGATTCCCCGGAGGAAGTAGCCACTCATACTCATACTGATATTATACCAGTCTAGCGGTTGTCTCCGCTACCACTGATAACCCCGCGCTCCTTGCGAGAGCGCAACTTTGCCGCATTGTTGTAGGCAATGTTTTCAATGGAATCTCCGAGTTCATCAGCGAGACGAGTCAAATACCAGAGCACATCGCCAATTTCCTTTGAGATTTCCCTTCGGTCCTCATCCGTAATAGCCCCACCCTTGTCGCGAATAATCTTCTTTGTCTTATTCGCAATTTCACCAGCCTCGCCAGTAAGACCAAGGACTACATACGAAAGGGCATCTACATTGCCCTCAAGAGCGCCTGGATAAATCGCAGTCTCAGCAGTGGCAAGCTGATACTCATGGAAATCAAAATCACTCATTTGGAACCTCATCTACTACTCTCAGAACAATGGTCATTCCATCATCCTCAATATCAATCGCAATCGCCTTGTCTCCTACCTGATTCTTGAATACATCATAAGGAATCTTCACTTCTCCACCAGACTCTTCAACAATAGCAGCGAGAAATGGACCAAGGTCAATCTGCGTAGGCTCTTCAGCCAATTGTCCTCCTTCAGGATAAGCTTGAGGCCCCCGAAGGGGCACTCAGTTAACGAGGCACTACCTCATTAAGAAAGAACGTTCCGTCCTCCGTCTGCTTCAGCGTTGCTTCAATCACAGCGCCTTCCTTGCAGAAACCATATGCCTTGTGGAACATTCCCGGAAACACTAGTACAGGATACAGGTTTTTCTCAGCATCCGCAAGCACTAGGTCTGCCATATTTTTTCCAGCCTTTGTCTTACGACTCTGGTTGGAGACTACATAGTAGAAGCCATCAGTCAGTGTGTTGAAGTTCTTTGTGTATACGAATCTTACGAATGTATTTGCAGAACCCCGCACAAAATCTGAAATCTCTACATAACGAGCAAGCCTCTTGTTTGCGATGAGCATTGCGTACATGTTTCCTGGAGCAATTAGCGTATCTTCCTTGTGGAAGAACGAAGCCTCTCCAGTCTCATCAACAACCTCAATTCGAGACCATCCCTTACCACGCTTTACGTTCTTGACCATTCCCATGATGATGCTTGTAGAATCCTCACGGAAAGCACTGAGAGGTGTAAATTGTGCCCTGACCCCATCAGGCATGTCGGGAATTTCAAACGCTGGAATATTCAGATACTCGTACAAGAAGTGTCGCTCATCTCCACGCTTTGGGTTGTCTGGGAAAGTTGCTGCTCCAATAGCGTTCATTGAAGACAGAACCCGCACATTTAGGCCATTGCCCTTTTCCTTAACCTTAGCCTCTAGCTCAGCATAACTCGCATACGGCCTATTCTCAATCAACTTAGTTCCAAGATTATGAGAAATGTACTTGATGTCGGCAAGTCCGAATCTAATCGAGTCTTCCTCAATCGAGAAATCAAGTTGCGAGTAGTTAACGTGAGGCAACTTAATCTTCACCTTCATGCGCTTAGCCTCAAGAAGGTAGGCAGTCAGGTTTTCCTTCTTCTCCTCATTCTTCATCATCGCGTAGATGAATTCGACAGGATAGTAAGTCTTCAGCCATGCAGTCCAGTAGGAAATCATGGAATAAGCAACAGCGTGAGACTTGTTGAAGGAGTAACCAGCGTGAGCCTCAAAGTCATGCCACAGCTTTTCAGCTACAGCCTTTGAAACCTTCTTGGAAGCACCCTCAATGAATTCATCGCGGTATGCGTCAAATTCACGAGCGTCCTTCTTCTTACCAATAATCTTACGAACCTTATCGGCGGTTGCCATCGACATCCCGGCCAATTCCGTCATGGTAAGCATAACCTGCTCCTGATACAGAATCTCACCATAAGTCTCTTCTGTAAACCACCGCATATCTTCATGGTGGAATGTCACAGGAGATTCATTGTTCTTTCGAGCAATGTACTCGGCACCAATGGTATTCATAGCACCCGGCCGAACTAGCGCATTAGAAGCCGCAAGTTCTGCAAATGTACCGATACCACCCATGTTCATGATAAGGCCCGTATATGGTGCAGCCTCACACTGGAAGACTCCCTTTGTGTGTCCCTTGGAAAGCATCTCATAAACACGCTTATCCTCAAGAGGAATCTCTGTGAGTGTGATATCACGGTTGTGGCGCTCCTTGATAATCTTCAGAGCGTCGCCCATAACAGAAAGAGTCTTCAGGCCAAGAGCGTCCAACTTAATCAGACCAAGGTCGGCAGCCTCATTCATGTCCATTGCCACGAGCATACGCCTAGGCGCAGACTTATCCTTGGGGTCAGCAGCAGTCTCAATTGGAGCGTACTTTGCAATAGGCTCCTTGGAGATTACAATACCGGCCGCATGCATTCCAGTCTGACGAATTCGGCCACGAAGTTCATTAGCCAACTTCTCAACTTCTGGATACTTCTTTCGATAAGCCTCAGTAGCAGGTGAAGTCAGATACTCCTCATATGTAGAGATAGTCTTTAGTGCTTCATCTGTTTCTGCCTGCTCAATACGGAAAACCCGCGCTGCATCTCGGACAACACCCTTATCCTTGAAGTAACCCACAGTAGCAATAGATGCGACGTGAGTAAACTTTCGGGTCAGGTAATCCTTGACCTCATTACGCCTACGGTCTTCAAAGTCCGTGTCAATGTCAGGATAGTCATTACGTTCAGGATTGATAAATCGGAAGAACAGCAAGCCCCACTTAATCGGGTCTACATCCGTAATACCAAGAACATAGTTGACAAGAGAACCAGCACCAGAACCACGACCAGGACCAACAAGAATTCCCTGGTCCTTTGACCACTTAATCGTGTTGGCAAGAATCAGAAAGTAGGTGGAGAAGTCCTTGTTCTTAATGATTTCAAGCTCTTCATTAAGACGCTCTACATATTCTGGATTCTTGTCAAGACCCTTGTTACGAAGACCCGCCCGAGCCTTCTTCTCAAGAAGGTCGTCGGGATTTCCATTCTTAGGACGAGGGAGAAGGTCAAGACCCTGATGGAAAGGATACTCCTCAATTCGCTGAGCAATCTCTTCTGTATTCTTGACAATGTCTTCACGGTCGAACCCATTATTCCTGAAGTCATTGAGCTGTTCTTCAGCAGACTTCAGATAAATCTGGATTTCCTCAAAGGTCATCGTTCGGTCAGGATACAGATAATTGAATCGCTCAAGCATGTCCATCTTCTGAGACTTGCTGAAGTCGAATTCCTTGTTAAACTTTGGATTCGTAGACAGAATAAGCATTGCCTCTTCAATCCAAAGGTCTTCCTTGCGCGCGTAGTGACAGTCAGATGTAACAACAGGCTTAATGCCATTGTCGTCAGCAATCTTGAACAGAGCCTCATTCATCTTCACAGGATTGTGCGCCTGTACTTCAATGTAGAAGCGGTCACCAAGGATACGCTTGAAATCTAGAGCAATACGCTCAGCCTCTTCATAGTTACCCGCCTCAATTGCCTTGCACAACATTGAGTTAAGGCAGCCTGACAGGATGATGAGCCCTTCGTTGTTTTCCTCAAGCAGTTCCATATCGATACGAGGCTTGTTGTAGAAACCTTCAACCCAAGCCTTCTCATTAAGAGTCTGGAGCGTCTTGAGGCCAGTCTCACCCTGAGCAAGAACAATCAGGTGGTTGTAAACATTGGTGCCATCAGTACGCTTAGCCTTAGCTCGACGGTCAAAACGGTCGGTAGGCGAAATATAAGCCTCAACGCCAAGAATTGGGACAATCCCAGCACTCTTAGCAGCCTTCTGAAATTCACGGTGACCAAGCAGGGTACCATGATTCGTCTGAGCAAGGTGGGTCATTCCCAATTCCTTTGCTCGCTGCATGTACTCCTCTGGAGAATTCAATCCATCCAGAGTTGAATAGTAATCATGCAAATGCAGTTCTGTGTATGCCAAAGCCTTTTCTCCTTAAAATTCTCCACAACACTTATAGGCTAATGGGTTGTGGTTTTCTTTCTTCGCATTGCCATTACATAGTTATGAGTGACAAGCTTTAGACTGAGCTTTCTATTAGCTCTGTGTAGTTGGTGGATTCTTCTGTGGCAGTCATGACAAACCCCGGTCAAATCTACCATAAGCTCACGCTTGAACCTATCATAGGTATTGTGGTGAACGTGTAGATTTTTCCTTGAGCCGCATGCTTGACACTTTCGTCCATGCAATGCCCAATATCGGGCACATTTTGCCTTCCATTGAGGACTCTTGATGTATGTCTTGTAGTCCTCTGTGAACTCAATCATAAGCTTCACTATAGCAAAGAACCCCGCCCTTTTCAAGGCGGGGTGTCTTCACAAAGTCATCTTACCACTCGTCATCAGCAGAAGCCTGTGGAGCACTACGAGGTGCAGAAGATGGAGCAGATGCAGGAGTAGAATCATCCTGGTAAACAGCACCGTAGTATTCAGGCTGCTTCTCGTACTCTACCTCACGAACAGCAGTCTTGTCAAGGTCAAATACCTCAACCTTACTGTCATCGAAAGGCTCTTCCTTCAGTCGCTTAAGAAGCCACTGCGTAGTCGTACCCTCACCAGTCTTAGTGATGCGGTAGTTAGCGTCAGTAATGCTACCCTCATCCACAGCCTCTTCAATGAGAGCCTGAGTGAATGCGGAGTTGGCGTTACGAGTAAGCACATAAACCTTCAGTCCATCGCCAATGTCGGCAAGAACATTAATGTAAAGGTTCTGCTTCTGTCGCCATCCCTCCTTGTAGTTCAACTTGTGACGCTCACAAGCGTAGCACTCGCCATCGTCAATGGTGCAAAGTCCACGACGCTTCCAACCATCAGGGCCAGGGGCATTGTGCTCGGTTGCAATAAATCCGACGCCACGGTCCTCACGGTATCCGCTCATCTCAGGGTCAAGCTCCTGGAGGAATCGAACGGTAACGTTCGCAACTCCCTTTGGGAACTTAAACCACTCAGCCTTTGGGCGGTTTCCAGCCTCCGCACGCTCCTGCTGAGCCTGCTGGTTTGCCTTGATGGACGCGAGTCCCTTAATCGTTTTTGCCATTAGTTTTAAAATCTCCTAGTATATTTGAGCCTTCAACGAGGCTTCTTCTACTATTGTACCATCTGTCGTTACGTGGTACAAGCTTGGGGAACAAGTCCCCTTGCCCTCAGTACAGACCCCAACTATCATAAACATAGTGTGGAACTGCATTTCTGAGGCACTGGCGAATTTCATCGTCTGTCATGTCACCAGCATCTTTCGCATCGTGAGGGTAAATCACTTGGTCATCATATGCTGCCCATAGAATTTGCTTCCTGTGAAGACCCGCCGCAATTGTTGCACCAAGGTCTCTTCCTGGGTTATGCCCCTTACACAAACTCAGACCAATCTTCTTGCACTTTCTGCAATTCTTGTAAATGTGCTTTTCCTTCTTATCAAAATCTGTCATGATGATGATTCGACTGAAATGCTTATTCAACTGGTCAAAGTGATACGGACTGAAGTTTCCTCCTAGACATGCTACCACATTGGGGTAGCCAGCCTGGTGAATTCTCATCGCATCAAAGGACGCTTCACATACGATTACTGTATCACCATGCTTTTTGGCACGGTGCATATTCCAAAGAGTCTTGCTTGTTGGCAGCCCACGGGAATTCTTGAAGAATTTGTTTTCCGTGTCGGCTGGTCTGCCAATTACACCAACTGGCAATCCCTGACCATTATGCATAGGGACTGCAATGATATCCTTCTTGGCTGAGAAGCCAATTCTGAAGAAATCAAGAACTTCTTCTTCAAACCCGCGCTCTTCAACCATATACCTGACTGCTTCTGGATTTTGCCAGAAGTCATCGTACATTCGGTCGAGAGTTACTTGCGGAAATTCAACAAAATCAACTTTAGGCTCGAATGCCTTTTGAAGCTGGTCTACAAATGCCTGCTCAGTTTCGCTGCCCTTTTTGATGATTAGTCTTCGGGCTGCGAATTCATTGCGAAACGTTCCATCCCTCATCGGGATTTTCTTCACCAAGTCTACCAGAGTGCCCGAAACGCCGCAAGAGTGATTGAAGCAGATGTACTTCCCACTTGAACGAGAGACACTGAAAGACGGGGTGAATCTATTTCCATGAAAGGGGCAGAAGCAAAGGAAGTCATTCGTTGTTTCGCCCTCTACATCTATTCCGCAGGCTCTGAGGGTTGCTTCGATTTGGTTGGGGGTGTAGGTCTCAATACTTCCCTCCCATTTGAAATCCCCTCTACTTCCCATGAACGCCTCCTTCCGACATAAACGCCATAAACCGAGAGAGCAAATTCATAAGTGCTCCTCGGCTTGTCAAATGTTGTTGAGAAATACGGACCTAGGTCAAGAACTGGAACATATCCTAGCTCTCTCATTTCTCCTAGAATCATGTTTTCGTATTGTGCTCTGAGCCGGGCGAAATCAGCATCGTCGCCAATTTCGCCCTCCAGCCCGAACCTCTTAATTGTCTTGTGCATGTATCAAAGCGAGAACTTCTCGGTCACGATACCACGGTCAATATCCCAGTCAAGGTAGAAGTCAAACATGCTTCCGTGTCGGTTCTTCCGACAAGCAATCTCAACTAGGTCTGAGTCGTCGTGGCGGTGAACCGCAAACGCCATGTCAGCATCATACTCGATTGCCTTTGACCATGCAACCTGACTCATCATCGGAGGGTTGTCACGGTCGCTCAGGTCAGACTGAGTTGCTGCCGTAATATCAATCAGCGGGATATTGTTGGTAACAGCGAGCATCTTGAACTCTCGCGAAACCGCCATACCACGCTCGGTAGGGCTATTTGACTTACTGTTGCACTGGAAAAGCTGGTGGTAATCGCAGATTACCAAATCCGGCTTGTGCTGGTCAATCTTAGCCTGAACCGTATTGGGGGTTACATCTGAAAGCCCCTCATTTGATACTACCACAAACCCGCCCTTGTTATCAAACCTTCGCTTGGACCAGGCATGGAAATCATCAAGATTTACATCACCCTTAGCGAAGTCACTAGCGCGGAATTGTCCAGAGCCCATCATTGTATAGATACGGTCTCGCATATTCTCGGGACTCATCTCAAGAGAGACAATCATGGGCTTAAAGCCCTGCTCCCAAGCCTTGCAAGCAAGATAAGAGGTAAACCAGGTCTTACCCTTACCAGGCCAACCAATGGCCACAATAAGGTGACCAGGTGCCATACCAGTAGGGTAGACAGAATCGATGGACTTGAACGTAGTAGGAATGCCAGGGCTACCAAGTGCGGCAGACCTTTCCTGGACCGCCGCAAAATGCTGAGCAGCCGCTTCAAAGTCAGTGACATCAACGTCACGAACCGTATTTGTGAACTTCCCCAACTTTGCCAGAGACGTGTTGGTCTTGTTCAGAACCTCACTAGGCGCAACACCAGCAGTGAGTGCCTGTGCAGCCTTAAGAGTAATTTGCTGGATTCGACCACTAACGTACTCGTTCTTCAGCTCATCAAGATAGAATTCAGTCTCACCAGTAACCTTCTCTGGTTCGAATTCTTGATGCTGCTTCTCAAGGAATTCAAGTGTAGGTACAGCCTTGTATCGGTCGTAATATGTCTTGACAGTGTCCCAGACATCCTTGTAAGCAATAAATAGGTCATCAACGTTCTCTGCGTATAGGACAGAAATGTCCTTGTTGGTGCAGACTGCGCTAATGAGATTGGCTTCAGCCGTCATTCTTCTTTTCCATCTCCCTTACGTTCTGTTCAGTCTGCTTTCGCAGCTCTTCACGCTTGCGTTCATCTTCCTTACGTTCAACCATAAATTCGAAAATCCGGTCGTAATTCGTAAGAAGGAAATCAATTGGATGACCCTGCTTCCCTGTTCTGAAGTAATACTCTACGATTTCCTTGCACTGTTCGTATGAGTAATCTTCAAGCATATCACGAAGGCCCCACTTGGCGCGGTAGCGATTTCCATTCGGACCACGCCCATACTTTTCAGTGTACTTCTTCTGATACAGGGTGTACAGACCATTCGCCTGCTTGTTAACTACCGCGTCAGTGGCCATCCTACTCCTTAACGCCCTTCAGTTCATTCTCAACCTCAGCGACCTTCTCAAGCAACTTGCGCTCAGTCCAGCCATAGACCTTATCGAAAGTCTCATTTGGGTTTCCAGTACCATCAGCCTCAAGACCGATGTCAACGCGAAGGGACTCAAAGTTTCCCATGTTGCGAGTATAACCGATGGTCACCTTAACACGGTGGCCAGGCTTTTCAATCTCATGCATCTTCAGCAACTACCTCCTTTGTAGGCTCATCAATTTGTGAAACGTGATTACCGCCGAACCCGAAAATTCGCTTGCTCTTCGGATTTTCTTCATCCTCTTCGTCTTCATCTTCTTCAACCTCAACGCCAAGACGTTCGGCAAGTCCAATCCACATTGCAGCGATGTCCAGCAGTTTACCGACATTCTTAGATTCTACCGCTAGATATGTAGCAGCGTCAAGGGTAGATGCGGCTTGCAGCATAGCTACACTGCCATTTAGCTCATCACCAATCGGTTCATAAGTAACCGGCTTAACCTTTACCAATTTTGCTCCTTCCATACGGGAACAAATTCTCCGCTGTCTGTCTTGATGTAGGTGACAATATCATGCTTCATCATCGCACGCAACTCGGCCTTTGAAGGCAAATCACGTCGCGGAGTAATTTTTCCATCGCTTCTTGGTCGTCCAACATGGACTGTCAAAAGATAGTCGTGGAGGTCAAAGACGTTCTCTTCATTGAAGAAGTAGTATAGCGGTCTTCTCTTTCCATCTAGTGTATAACTTCTTTGCGGTGTCTTAATGTTACCCGCCAGAATATCTCTTTCGATATTCGTTCTATGTCTCCCAATCATCTGAGAGACCTCTTGCATTCTAAATGCCCGCTCGTGTCTTTTCTTGACATCCGACCAGACATACCCCACGCGCTTCACCTGCGGGAAATTCCAACAAACAACAAGGTCCTGAGCACGTGTAACACTCAGGACCTTGTGCAATTCACCATTGAGGAAGAAATACCTCAATCTGGGAGACTTGCGATTGCGGCGTTGGCGTGGTTTTGTTCCATTTTCCATAGCCATGCAGCAAACCTATTCTTAGTCTTATCAAGCATCCATCGCTTACCGCAGAGAATGCAAAACAGTTCTACGTGTTTCTTTTCTGAGAACACCCGGTCGAACATTACTCGACCATTGCACTTGTTACAGTACACCAGGCTGTCCAATCGTTGTCGTAGGCTTGTTAGGCACAGCGATAACACCAACAGCACCAGCAGCAATAACAAGAGCCTGTAGCCACTCAGCAGAAGAAACGCCATCCGTTACGGCGGAAACAAAGAATGTAAGAACTGCCATGATAATAGCAAGAACACCCTTCGTGTACTTTGCGCCCGGAACGTTAGGTGCAGCAAAAACAGCAGCAGCACCAGCAGCGGCAATTCCAACGTTAATCCACTCGACGTTTGAAATCACTCCATCCGTCATAGCCGCAACAACCGCTGAGATAGCAGTTACAAGAACTGCTAGTAGGGACTTGGCATAAGCCATATAGGTTATACCTCCTTTACGTTCATCTATGCCCATTATAGCAGAGCGCTGGTTCAAAGTGCAATTAGCCCTTGAAGACTCTTCCATCCACAACGCAAGTATAATCAGGCGAAATGGGAACGAACTGTAGGAACGGCACATCATTGATTACATGTCCGATTCCGAATCCAAGCTCCCATGATGGATTCGTTGTGTAACGCAATCCATATGCACTCGGGTCACATAGATGACCGGTGCCTAGACCAATAAGAGTTGTATTGGTCATTGGGTAAGACTTATAAACAACCCCGCCACGATGGTCATGGCCACGAGCTAGTGAGATATTGTAATTCTCAATGTCGCTCTTTACTGCTAGACCTGTGGTTGTTGTTGTATTTCCATGATGAACATAAATCCCGCCGAATCTTTCAATTGGCGGTAGTTCATATGGTCTCCATGCAATGCCAAGGTCATCCAGACCCCAGAGCATATTGGGAGTCACCTCATCAACGTACTCGGGAAACTTCTTATCCATATATCCCTTTGCACGGATGTCGTGATTTCCCAGACTGGCATGCATGTCTGTATCCTTATGCTGGTTGCGGGCAAATGTATAAAGCTCTCTTGCCCCTTCAGCATTCTTCTTTACGAATGGCAGAGGAGAAACCCGGCCGCGAAATTGCTCGTCGGTCTCTTCTGCAATCTTCTTTTCCTTCTTCAGTTGGCTAAAGAATTCATCTGTAGTTCCATCTGAAAAGCGGCTATACTCTAGCTGGTCATCAATGTCACCAAGGAAATCCATAGCATCTGGCTTCCACCACTTCATAGCCTTGAAGAAGAGGTCTACTGCCCTTTTATCGTGGTATGGAATCTGTAGGTCACCAACAAATGCCCACTTCATCGCATCACCTCCTAATGTCAGTGCTTTCTCGAACCAAGAATCTCGTTTCGGAATGCATCCCATGCCTTCAGCTCTGCTTGTTCTGAATCCTTATATCCAGAAGCATATGCTAGATATACGGCAACAAGACCTAGAATAAGGCCAAGGATGAACAGACCCGCCGAAATTCCCACAGCTTGAGGAACCGTAACACGGATTTCCTTTTCCTTCACACGCTCCTTCGGCTTAGTCGTTTCTGTAACCGTTGGAGAAACTGTACGTGAAGTAACCTCACCACTTGGTCGTGGAGAGGTTGATGATGTAACTGTAGCACGAGGTTGCACAATCTGTCCACTCCTGTCTACAGTGATTGTCACAGTTGGCTGTGGTCTCGAAATACCAGGAACCTCAATTGTTCTTGTTGGTCCTGGCACTGGAACATTTACCGTAGGCCCCGGAATTGTCACACGTGGACCAGGAACGGTTACCTGCACTTCTCTGACTGGTGCTGGGATTCTTGCAATCTCTTGACCTAGCAGAGTCACCGAGATATCTTGTCCCACAAGATTAACACAGACCGTTCCTAGGGTGGTAGATTCACAATCTTGAGCTTGAGCCGTACTCGGAAATGCGAACAGGGCTAGCAGCGCTAGCCCCATCGCGATAAGCGCCTTTTTCATAGTTAAAGTATAACTTAGGCAACTTTGAGTGTCAATCTATCAGCACAGTCGTGCTCTTTACGTGTACATACAAACAGGTTCCACCATGAATTATCCGTCTTGTCTCCAGAGATATGGTGCACGGTTTCCCATGACCTGAGAATTCTTCCCACACTCCTCTCTGCTGCAAGTCTGTGTTCATAATACCACCCGCCTGCGAAACTCTTTGGATGTTCAGGTACCCACACCAAAACATAGCCGTTAGGGTTTAGGCGGCGGTCGCGTCTATGCCACTTCTGTAGTGGAGTATACTTCATAGACACGCCTCCTTCCAAATTAGTAACCCATTGCAATCCAGTTTACATAAATCTGCTTTGCAAGATAATGCGACTTCTCCATTGTTGCAGTTGCTGCACAAACGATAAATCCACGATGGTCAGGTACGTAACCTTCACCCTGGATTCCCCAATGAGACAAAATCATTCGCCTATTGTATGGAGAGGTAACGCTAGTAACAATTACTGGCTTAGAACCAACAGTAAAGAATGAACCGAAATTGATTGTCTTCTTATAGTAGTGCGCCTTTCCTGGCGCAATTGTTGCCGTACCACAAGCAATTCTAATTCCAGTATCCTTCTTAATTGAATACGAGTTGTAATACAACTTAGGTGCTCTTTCGAATAGATATCTCGTATTCGACACCATCGTATTCAGTTTGTCTGTTGCTAGGTATTCATTTGGACCCCAGTTTACATCCTTAAATGCTGAAACAGCCAATTAGCTCAACACCTCCCCATCTTCGTGTAGATTTACTTCCTCTTCGGAAGCCACAATTACAAGCTCTCGGTTGAGACCAAGTCTGCTAAAAACATCAGGAGAGGTGATATGCCTCTTTAGATTCTTTGAAATGAGATATGTCTTTCCATTTGCAAAGTTCTGGACAATAGAACCATCTCTAAATCCAATGGTTCCAAGAATTGGAATGTGCTTAACTGCTGCTTCTGATGAAGACACCAAAGGAGCTGACCAGCTAGCTACTACTCTCTCTGACTTAATTCTGAGTCTGCACTTATCCCTGATAAGGAAAAACCCGGCCTCTGTTACGATAAAGAGGCCATATGGGTAATCCGTCTTTGTGGTGGGGATAGGTGGCAAATCAGGCGTCTTACGGCTGAACGGCCACATCTTCGTTTTCAGTATCCTTTACACCGAAGTCATCGAGCTTCTTCTTTGCTGCCTCAAGCTGCTGCTCAAGCTCAGAAATTCGCTCGGACTGCTCTTCAATAAGCAAAGAAGCCTCAGCACGAATTGTGGCTAGCTGCTCTTCATAATCAGCTACCTTATTTGCTAGACTCTGCTTAAGAGCAGTAACAGTTAGTTGCAATCTCTTTGTATTATCCATAATTCTTTCTTTTAACTTCTTTCTCTCTTGTCTATTATAAACATGACCATCGGGGGTCTGTCAACCCTTGTGATAGATTGTTAGCTTTCCGTAAGATGAGCCAGAAGACTTACCATACATGATTGCGTAATCACTGGTTGAGCTTCCATAGACACCTAGACCCTCTAGGCGGTTGGAAGCATTTGCATCTACAAAGTTATTGTACCATGAAGATGGGACTGTTACAGTAGCAGCCTCTCCACGACTTAGATAAACGATGTTGTCTCCGTCGCTTCCTTCGTTTGTCATACCTCCAACTGGGTCACCAGATGGCTTTGTCTGATAAACGTGTCCTCTTAGATTTACTCCAACCCCGGAGTTATTTCCGTGAGAGGTAGACAATCTCTTTAGGTAAATAGTCATCTTGGTAGGAGTTCTCACAACTCCACCAGTTGACAACTTGCTGTAGATGTTAGTACCGTAGAAGTACAAACCACGGTGGTTGTCGTTTCCTGTCCAGTCACCCTGGTAAACCTCATCACCATCGTTTCTCCACATACCGCCGTATCCTAGTCGGTACGAACCTGAGCTAGATGGAGAAATGGTCACTGGGCTAGCCAGCAAGTATCTAGACGCGCTCACATATGTTGAGTGGTTTCCGGTGCCATCGTAAGAAACCACTCGGTAGTAAATTGTCTTGTTGACTGGAAGACCAGAGTGAGTGTAGGTCTTTGCCTGTGAAGCCGTACCAGTTACATTGATGATTGTTCCATCTGTGGTAAGAGTCTTTACACCAGAACCCGCGATTGTTACCGTTGGGTAACGGTCAGAACGCCAGATAATCTTTACACCAGCAGTGTCTGATGCGCTTGGGTTTGTCCAAGACAACTTGTATGAACCTGTTGATGTTCCAGAAGAAACGGCAGCAATTGCAAATCCTGTCGGAGTTCCTGGAGCTGTTGTATCAGTTCCCGGAGTAGCTGGAGTCGTGACAGCCTTGTATGGGAATGAAATCTGGTCAAACGAAATGTTGTTCATTGGGTTACCAGCGTAAAGCAATACCTGACCAGCAGATGTAATCTGCAATGTCATTACACCAGATGTAGTTGTACCATTCCAACCTGTGGCAGTAACGTAATAGTTGCTTGGTGGTCTATATCCAGAAGGCAGCGTAAAGAATACACTTCCAGTTGCACCTAGACCAGAACCAGCTCCACGGAGATATACACGACTGTGATTCTTTGCGTAGGCAATAGCACGGTTGTCATCGAATTCCGTAATGTTGGAAAGCGTTGGTCGAGTCCATACCATATCACCATCGACAATGAGGTTGCCGTATACACGAGTATCATAAGTGGTAACTGCTGGGTCAGCATTTGGCGTCGTTGAGATAGCAAATGCGCCATCAGGTCCAGTAATAGCAGTCCTACCAGGGAATGAAGCATCGTTCATACCATATAGTCGTAGAGACTGCTGCTCTGTTCCATCTGGACCCCAGAATGTCATCCAAGCAGAGGCACGCTGACCGTTTGAATCAGTGTAGTCAATGAGTCTCCATGCTGCTGTACCTGCACCAGACTGAGCATACAATCCCTTGTAGAATGGAGCATCAGGCTTTCCATTTGCACCCTGAGCACCTGAAGGAAGTGTAAAGTCTGTGTCTGCTGAAATAATACCGCCGCGAACTCTAACAACTTCAGAATTCAGCTCAATCTTGCTTGCAGAAGCAGAGCGGAAGTCGGTCTTCTGGTTGTTAGCCTCAAGCTGTACGTCCTCAACATAAACGATATCTCCAGTTGCACCATTGAACCATGAGAATGAGAATTCAATGGTGTAGCATGTATCAGGAACAACGATTGGAGTCACGAATGCATAGTAAGTCCATGCTGTATTCGTGATGGCCTTTTCAATGTAGTAACCATTAATCATTGCGCCTGCTTCATCAAGGAACTTAACAACGAGACGAACATTTCGTCCTGTAGCAGTTCCCATCATTGCATAACCGGAAACAGTTACATACTGGCCCACCAATTCCTGATTACCAAGAACTGATACCTGATACTTACCTAGAAGCTCAGTTGTTGATGGGCTGGAAATTGTTCCAACAGCCTGAATTTGTAGACACGAAGTGTCCTCACGACCAACTGTCGTATTCCATGACAGTGTTGTGTTGGCCATACCAGTCCAACCAGTGATTCCTGTCTGGAATGATGCATCGTACAAGTAGTTTGGATTCTGGTCCCAAATTCCAATGTACGGTCCAGCATCATATCCACTAAGTGTGTTCAGAAGTGGAGGAATAATTCTGAGATGTCCAGCATCATTGTTATCACCATCAGTGATATGACCAATAAGACCAGGATGTTTCTCGTCAACCTCACCACTGTAGAATCTCACTGCGTGGTCAAACTGAGTTCCATCTTCGATGTTCTCAATTGATACACCCTTTACACTGTCTGTAGTTCCAGTAGTATCAATCTTTGATACAGCTCCAGACTCATATGCCTCAATAGAGAACTGGTCAAGCTGAGCTACAGAACCCGCCGCAGTATCAAACTGAACGTAAGGAACCATGTAACGAATTTCCTGGTTGAATGCAGATGGCGAATACTCATCCAAGTACATTCCCTGCTTACCAAACTTACCAGTAGCACCAGAACCACCACGACCCTTAATGTATCCCGTGAGGGTAATCCAGTCAGCGGTTGTGCTTGCATCACCAGTTGCAATAGGAACTTCAATATTATCAGCAACAAGCATGTATTGGTTTGATGCATAGCTAGAAAGCAAGCTGTAATCCGTTGGCATCGCACGACGCTTTGTCGGAGTCGTTGCAGCATCAACAAAGTCATAATCGACAATGTTGTTGCTGTTGTCCATACCAAATAGACCAACCTTGATTCTTGGTGGTGTAGTTACGGTTACATCGTCAATGTATCCAATTACTGTACCTGAAGTTACATCGTCGTAACGAGCAAGTCGGATGATGAAGTTACCATTTGTAACCCCGGCTGGAGCTGTGAATGTAGCACCAACAGAGAAGAATCCTGTTGGGGCAGTAAGCATTACACCTGAAGAATCTACAGGAGGTGGAATAAGCTGAATTGTCTCAGTAACATATGTTGCACCATTGAACCAGGTTACACGAATTTCAATATTTCCAGCATTTGACGCATTGTAATATGCAGCCTGAATCATAGCCTTTAGCTTGAAGTTAATTGTGTAATTGTAACCAGGTGTTACAGGAACATTGGTCCATGCACGATAAGCAGCACCAGTTGAAGCACCAGAAGTCATTCTCATAGAGTATGTTCCAGTGTTTGCATAAGTGTTGCTAGCTGCAATTGTTGCACCGTTTGATGCGTCTACTGTCCATCCAGTTGTATTGTTACCCTCAAAAGTACCGTTGGTGTTTAGGGTACCAACAGAGAAGGTACGCACACGAGCAGAAACGCGGTATAGAATGGTTGGGTCAAACGCAATAGGCTTAACACCAGTACCATTTCTGAATACCAATCCCGGCCCGGTAAATTCGAATAGAGATTCAGCAGAATATGCACCAGGGTCAGTCTTCTGAAGTACAGAACCAGAGGTGAGCCAAAGATTGGCATCCTGCATGTAGTCAAACAGCTTTGCATTGGAGCTGTTCTGGAATGGAGAGTCAAACGCTGTAACCTTGATTGAGTTGACGGCAATCTGACGGAATTCTGCATATCCATCATTACGGATAATCCATCCAGTAGAACCCGCCACATAATTGGCTGAATGGATGCGGCTGTTTGCACCATCAGCAGATGGGTTATTTGGGTCACCAACAACAAGACGACCACGAATGAGGGCATCACCAAACTGGGCGTTACCAGCAGTGTTAATTGACCATGCTGGCTGCCCCGAAAGACCGTCCGCCGCAGCAGTTGATTGAATAGAACCCGTGCGAATAATTCCACCATCAATAGTAGTCTGGCTCGGTGGCTTCCATGGTGATGGTGTTGTTGCTCCAGCAGTCTGAGGCTCAAGCTGTAGACCATCCCAGTACAGAGTTCCATCTGTCTCAGTTGAAAGACCAATGGTCACGGCTGTGTATGTTCCAGTCGTAATTGAACCAGAGTATCTTGTCCATGTACCATTGTCTGTTCTTGAAGACATTGCGTCGAATGCTCGGAATGTTCCATCATTAGACCTTAGCTTTAGCTGGACATTCTTTGCGCCAGACCCGGACGGATTGTTAATCCAAACAGAGAAGATGTATGTGGTATTCTGCTCAACCGGAACGTTGTAAGCTGAAGAGTTTACTCCCAGCCAAATGTCGGAGTCGTCTCCAGTTGTTCCACCAGTTCTTACAGTCTTTAGGCACTGAGTTCCATACTTAGGAGTAATTTCTGCGGTTGTTACGATAGAAGCAACAAATGTTCCCGAAGGAGTTCCGGTAGAAATCTTTCCTGTGTACCATGTTGACAAGAATTCCCAGTCTGCATAGGCTGGGTGCAACATGTTATGACCGTTCTGAAGCTGAAGCGCAGCAGCACGAATCGTACCACCATTAATTTCAAGCGTGGTATTTGTTAGCTGCCATCCGGCAGAACCAGCAACATAATTGCTGCTCTTCATGATACCGCTGGTTGCCATGGTGAAGGTTGCCCCAACGTTCACGTTCTGAGAGAACGTCGTGTTGGCCTTGATGGTATTTGCATCAAGGCTGTTGGCAATCATTCTGTCACCATTAATAGTTGCAGCAGTAATACGGTCACCATTGATAGTACCCGCTTGAATATCAGAGTTTGCTACATAACGTGGCGTACCAGATACGATTGAAGAATATGAACCAGCGTTCAATGACATGTCAACTGCACGCACTCTTGTGTAGTACGTTGTGTTGGATGTCAGATTGGAGAACGATGTAATTGTTCCACTGGTCTGCTTTGTAATTAGATTACCAGAGTTGAATGTATTTACTGTGTCTAGCTGAACTTCGTAGTATCCAGTTCCACCCTTTACGTCTCCTTCTGAATTCTCATTCCAATAGACAGTCATTGTTGTGACACCCGCACCAACTGTTACTCCTGTTGGAGCAGCAGGGGCGGTTGTGTCCTTTGGTGTGGTAATTGGGTACGTTCCAGCATTAGCAAATGCACTCATGTTACCCTGGAAGTCCTGGGCAGCTACAGCTACATAGTAAATTGTATTCGCTCGTAGATTGTGAATTCTTCCCTCAAGAGTTCCTTCTGGAATCTCTAGATACTGCCAAGAGGTAGTTGTAGGGCTAGAAGAATAGCGAATAATGTAGCTCTGCAAATCAGTGTCGGCAACTGCATTCCAGCTTACATCAATAAAAGCGGTGGCCCCAGTTGGGTCAGTGCTGTGAAGGCTTGCTGTTACCTGAACATTTGTTGGAACTGCTGGTGGTGTAGTATCTACGCCTAGTGAGCTTTTCGCGGCTGCGTTTGCCGTTGCGGCTGTTGCTGACTGTGAGTTAAAAACGTCAACCGCGTAAATCTTGAAGTATTGTGTATTGGTAGACAGGGTATCAAACTGGTATGCGGTAGCAAGACCTGTGTAGACGAGATTCGTTTCTGAACCCGCCGAAGTTCCCTGATAAACCTGGTAATACTTGAGGTCTGTGTCTGCATTTGCATTCCACTTAAGAGCAACGCTGTCTGTGATTCCTGTTGCAGTGAATCCAGTAACGTTTGCTGGAGGTGGATTTGTAGCCGTTGCAGTTGCAGCAGTTGAGAGATTTCCTGTATTGTCTCGTGCGCGAACCTCAATCGTGACCTGAGCACGAGGTGTTCCAAGCGCATTGACATTCATTTCGAATGGGAAATCAAATCTTGCTGCTGGAGTGTAGTATGTCGCAACTGTTCCTGGAGCGGCAGGTGAATAAACCTTAACCTGGAAATCCTTGAAGTCGCGAAGTGTGCTACCATCCTGATTAAGTGTTGGACCAGTCCAGACAGCCTTAAAAGCCGTACCTTCAACAGTCCATGAAAGACCGGTAGGTGCGGCTGGTGGCATAATATCGCTAGTTGTCTGAAGGTCCCAAAGCTGTGACCACTGAGAGGTCTGGTCTCCATTTGTAGCTCTTGCCTGAATGTGGTAGAGCCGTCCTGGCTCTAGGTCTCTTAGTAGAATTCTGGTCATGTTACGTTAAAGTCCAATGCATATTCGACATCCATTGGAGCTGTGTTTGTCTTTGCCAATGGTGATGATAGAACTGTGTGGGATACAAGGACATAATCCTGGTTTGGTGTATCAAGGTCTTCTACACGAAGACCATCCAAAATCACATACCCCGCCGTGGCTGTTGCTGTGACATCAAATCCGAATCTGGTGATGTTATCCCAGCTAATTGTTCCTGTAGCTGTAAAATCTCCCTTCCTGAATGCTAGGATGTTATATCCTACTGGAAGTGAGGAAACTGTCTTTGTCAAAGAAAGGGACCCGCCAGAAACTACATCTTCAAAAATAAGTTTAATGGATGCAATGTTGTTGTTAGGCTTGCTGAATGCCAGATAGAATGTGTCATTTGCAGAATATCCAGAAAGGTCCATATCTACATCGAGACGTGGGCTTGTTGTTGCGCTGGAACCAGCGTCTACTCTTACTGCATCTGCACTAGTCCTGTTGGCTGTTGTGTCCGCTGTAACATTTGTCCAGTCTTCAAGTTCCAAATCGAATGTGGTAACCATTCTTGATTCGAATTCTCCACTGAGATTATTTGTGGCTGTACTCCACAGACCCGCCTCATAAATGGTGAATGCATCATCCTGTGGAATAGTGCCCTTGAATAGGACAACGTTATTTACGTAATCTGCATTCTTGAGGTCAATTGCTACTCTCTGGATTTCGAATCCTAGAACTACATCATTTACTGTTGCTGCTACTCCAGAAACGCCGAGCCCAATTGCAGCTCCAAGTGAAGGTGACTGACCAGCAAGGTAGCGCAAAATAAGCCTCTTACCTTCAGTGGTAAGAAGATTGCGATGCTCTCCAACGAGCTTTCCTTCCTGGTAAAAACGATAAATGCCTCTCACTTGGTAATCCTCACGTCGTATTCTGTTGCTCCGGTAACGTCCTCAAGCTCAATTACAACATCAACTACGGCCTTACCATCCGGGGCAATTCTGACCTGCTGGTCAATAATATTCATCCATTGTGGTGTAGGGAGCACTTCTGCTCCCTCACCATCATCGTCTGTGGGAATGCTTGGAGTATCTGAAATACCACCATCATCCGTGTCAGAGCCATCAACAAGCACATCATCAGCGTCAACGACATCATCATAAGTTACACCATCTTCTTCGACTGGTTCTGAAGTGTCGGCAACACGTACGTCAATAACATCCGGAGGTACAAAGAACTGCGGATTGAGCACCACTTCTGGTGTTTTAATGACATTAGCTGTTGAAATCTGACCCATAAAGCAATTATATCTTTCGGTTAAGTGAAAGTCAAATTCTTGCTCTACGGAGAGTCAGGTTGGTCGATAGACCAGCATCCCAACCATTATCAATTGCAATGACAAAATACTTATGGGTTGATGCGACCATATCTCTAGGTGGGTAATTGATAGCAACTACATCACCAAGCTGAAGCAGTGGATTTCCAAATACCTCAACCTCAAGCTGGTCTGTTGGTTCACCCCAGTTATCCACAATCCAGTCACCAAGAGCCTTTGCTGCTGCCTCTGACTGAATCCAAGGGGATGAGAATTCGATGGCAATCTCGCCTCTCGCGCGGATTGCTGTCTCATTCTTAACCACATAATCAGTTGATTCTGCCTGCTGGACTGTTCGTCCAGTAATCATAATCTTCTGGTCTACTGGATTTTCAGAGCCATATGTGAGAGTGTCCTCTCCATTGACAACAGAGTTTACTCTTGACGCATTTGCAATGATAAACTTGGCACCAAATGGATTGTGGATGTATTCATCCTGTACTACCTGACTATCATTGCTGATGTATAGGCTTGAATACAAAACCGGCGACTTATCGAATGTGATTTCGTATGGTCTGTACTCATGTACCTGCATACCAAATTCATCGAAATATCGCTGGTCGTACCACTGTGTGTACCATACTGGCTTACGTCCTCTTCTTCTTACAGCTACTCTTGTACGGGTAACGAAGTCTCTGTAATACTGATTAGAGAAATACCCGCCGCGAAGAATGTCTAGATATGAAGAATTATCAAGGTCAGTTTCCTGGATTCCGCCATCTGCCATCATGTAGAAGTATTCGTAGTCAGCAACTCCATCTCCACGAACATACAATCCTGCTCGACCAGAAATTGCGAGGTCACTTCCGTTATCAATAACATTAAGAACTGGAACACCATTAATTGAAACAGTAAATCTTGCAGTATCAGTCACAACAACATCAACGTCATACCACGCATTCTCATTGATTTGCACCGTCGCACCCTTGCTTAGCTGGGTTACCGTTCCGTTACTTAGACGCTTAAGGACACGAACCTCATTACCAACCTTGCGGTTGACATGGGTTGTGGCGGTAATGTCAATGGCGTACATTTGATTCTGAGCGATGTTACCCCAGACCCAAATTCCTGCGTTCATGTTTTTGCCCTTCGGGCTTGTTGGGAACCTCATGCGGGTACCGATGAACTTAGGAGACTCACCAGTCCAAGCTCCACGACGTGCTGTGTACCAATGCTTTGATGTAGCCTTTTTTCCAGTTGACTGGAGACGAAGAATTCCATCGGCCACCATAAACTTTGTTCCACCATTCCAGAGCTTCTGTGTTCCAGATGTTCCGAAATACGAACCATTTGTTAGCCATACATTCTGTACAAGGTCGTGGTCCTGAGCTGTTGTTGAATCATACCCGCGCTCTTCTACCTTCATGTATCCAGTGAAGTAGTTTCTCCAGCCATGAACTGAAGAGGAAAGCTCATTGTCCACCTGCAACTTCTCATCGCTTGAATAAATTACCTTGAATACTGTGTCAGTATCGATGTTGCCGGTGTATGAACCACCCTTTGGATAGTAGCGGTAACCCTTGCCCTTATACTTGATAAGTTCACCACGAACATTGACAAAGCCTTCATATGGCCATGTTGAAACGTCCTTCTTGTCAATCCAAAAACGCATGTCCGTCTTTGTAATGGCAGTCGTCAGGTTTGAGCTACGAAGAACAACGGTATCGTCTGGCTGCCATACAATTTCAGAGATTGGTCGTCCCTGAGCATCCTGTGCCAGATTTGTCTTCTGATATTTTACAGTTACCTTATTGGCCTCAAAGTTTCCACCAACACTTAGCTCAACAATGTCTGGTCTCTTTGAACCATTCTGAGCATAGTCGAAAGTCCAAGAAGTTGGTGCTGTCTTATTGAACATAGAATCACGAGTCTTAATCTGTAGAATTCCGTGCTCATCAAAGTAGCAAGCTGATTGTGTAACTCGACAAAGGTCCTGAATCTGGTCCCAAACTGTCCTGTCGTCATCGGTCCAAAAGAAAGGAATCTTGTTTGAAGCAACCTCAGCATCCCTTGTGTACTGGTAATCAATGAAGCCAATTGAATCAAGCATTCTCCAGATTGCCATACCAATGGTGACATCCTGCATTAGCTCTCTTAGTGGCTTTACTTCCTGTAGATACTTTGATGCATCCTTTAGAGGTACCTGGACACTTTCATCTCCGCCACCCCAATTTTCTGAATACATCGTAGCTAGACGGATGTATTCAATACCAGAGCCACCCCAATCAGAAACATCCACTCCGAAATCGATAGTGAACTTCACATTGGCATCGATAAGGCCCTTGTAAGGAGAGTCAGGATTGTCATTGAAGAAAATACCATCATAATTAGAAAGAGTGACACTTCCTGAATTAGAACTAATTGTTCCCATTGGCGTAATGAAATCATCATCGCCAATTTCGTTCTTAATGCTGTAATCAATAACTCTATCTGACAAATCCTTTTCGAGACGTGCCCCAAGCTCAACGAGATTGAACCATGAATTAATTCTATTCATCGAATTAACAATGAGGCGCAAACCTCTGATGCTCATCGCGGTATTTCTTGCAACAGTTGTGTCCCACGTGGTAGCATCATCCTGCAAGTACAAAATCACCTGACCCTTTGAATTGGTTACAAGGTCAGATGCTACAGTAGTCCATGTTGTACCATTGGTGGTAATCTGAATATCCCACTTCTGCGGACGAGCCCATGAATCCTCAATGCAGATGTAAATCTTATTGGTAAGAACTGGTGCAGCATAAATTAGATACGGCTGTACTGTTTCTGGCAGCGTGTAGCCACCGCCCGAATATGGCGTTGTGTTGGCTTGAGCTGGACCTGTCCAATACTTGTACTTTGAATCTGGGTCTGCTGTGTATGTTCTGTATCCAGCAACAGTGTCAGAATATCCCTGAACAACAGCACCTTCACCAGCACGAGCCTTCAGAAGACCTGCTGTAGGACGAATTGGATATGTGATTGTCTCGATAGGATACATATCAAGGTCGTATCCATAGGTCTTTTCATCATGACCAAAGTTGTCTACTGTGGTGATTTCTGTATATCTGTTGTGGTTCCATTCAGCAATAACCCGCGCGGCAGGGGTAAGATTCTCACCCTGCTTTAGAGCATTCTGGAGAAATGATGTTGAAGTCTGCATATCAGACCTCTTCCATCGATACGCTGATTTCCCAGAAGTCAGTAGCTCCACGCTTTGTGACTGTCTTTGAGAAGTCAGAGAACATTACATTATATGTGTATGTTTCTCCGTCTCCATCAGAAAGCTCAAGAGAGAATGAGCCAGTTACAGTGTTGTAGAACTGCTCAATATCATCTGCACCCCAGAAGCCATCAACTGTCTGAGCAGTCAACTTTGGCAACATGTTCCAAGACGTGGAGAAGCTGCGCTTGTCAGCGACAATGTACTTTCGTAGAGTGCCGTTGGCCATGCGCTGCTTCTTCTCGATGCGTTCGACATCAATTGCTAGAGGCTGTCTGTTGTGGTCCGTAACCGCGTTTCCATTCCATCTCATCAAACGCGGCCGGGTAAAAGTCATACTCACCTAATACTCCTATTTCTTCCTAGCTTACTTTCCTTCTTCTGAATCGCCTTTGTTACTGCGCGCTCGATATCGAGTTCTGAATTCACTGGACCAGTAAACGTTACATTGATATTATACTCATTGTTTACACCCTGGTCAATGTTCTGAATTCCAGACTTAAGCTGCTCAGTCAATGGAGCTGTAAGTACAGCCTCATTCTTGTGAAGCATTGCGTATCCATCGCTCAAGGTAAATCCACCCTTCTTAAGTCCTGGAATACCGAATACTCCTGGAGGAACATCCTGTCCATTCTTCCATGTCTCAAAGTGGAGGTGAGGACCAGTTGAATTACCTGTGTTACCAGAGTAACCAATTAGCTGACCAGCGCGGACCTGTGAACCCTGACTTACGCCTCTCTTAGAGAGGTGAGCATATAGGGTTCTGTCAAGACCATTTGCAATGACAATGTATCTACCGTATGAACGATATCCGCCATTTCCTGAACCCTTAAGGTCAGTAGATGTCTGAACATAACCATTCATTGCTGCCTTAACTGGAGTTCCCACTGGAACACCGAAGTCGGTAGCCCTTGGAAGATTGCTGTGGTGTGCCCAGTCACGAGATACAGGACCATTTACAGGGCGAACCTTTCCACCCTGACCAACCCCGCCGAATGGCTGGAATGCAGTACCAGAAACAACCTGACGTGCCATTGCCTCCCACTTGGCATAAGCCTCTGGGAATCCAGAACGCTGAACCGCCTGAGCCTGCTGAGTTAGGCTGAGCTTTCCTCTTCCCTTCATTGCAAGCAAGTGCTCAAAGAACTTGCGGGCTGCGTATGAAGGATTTAGAATCTGCTCTGGAGTACCCCAACCCTGTGAAGGACGCTGCTGGAATAGACCCAAAGAGTCACGGTCACCGTAGTGAAGGTTTCTAAGAGTTGATTCCTGCATAGCAGTCATAATGGATACGATAAGGTCATTGTTGTTTGCACCCATGCTCTTACCGACACCAATAATGGTTGCTGCGTTCTTTAGCTGCTCTTCGCTTAGATAAATGTTCCCATACTTACCAGCCTTACCAGGGATTGCCATTCCATCAATACCCATTCCCATGGCATTGTTTCCGGCAGCCTGAATTGCCATATCAGCAGCAGCTTCGTACATTCCTTCCATACCCGCCGCAAACTGGTAAAGTAGACCTAGGCCATCATCGGCTCCACCAATTCCACCAGTACCAACATCTCCACGATTAATCTTGTCTAGGAAGCTGGTTCCGAGTGCACGGTGTGCCTTTCCGTTAAGAACATATTCGTCATTCTTCAGAAGCATCATTGACTCGTCGTTACGTAGACCAGTTCCCCAGTTACGTCCACCACGGTTGTCATACTTTGAATTACCAGAAACCGGACCACCAGTGTGACGAGTCTTTGGCTTTGCTGGAGCCTTGTACTTCTTTGGAAGCTCACCAGTCGTAACCCACTTCATGAATTCTGAAGTGGACATGTTGAATCCACCATCGACCATCTTCTGAGTTACAGAGTTACCAATGTTCTTCCACTTAATTGTGTTCTGAACATCAGCAGATGCTTCCTTAATGTGAGCTGTCAAAGCATCACCGATTGTCTCGGCCCACTTATTTCCAGATGCCTTAAGGTTTACTCCGTACTTCTTGTAAAGACCCTCAATGGTTGAAATCTGCTTCTGGTATTCCTTCTTGTTGCGAGGAATGGATGCACGAACTGCAAGAAGCTCATTCTCAAGAAGCTTCTTCTGACGCTCAAGCTCCTTACGCTTAGCCTCAACATCACGCTGAGTCTGCTCCTGAATAGCCTTCTTCTGAGCCTCAATTCCCTTTCGGTAACGCTCACGCTCGGCCTCTAGTGCCTTGTTGTAACGCTCACGTTCTGCCTGAAGGGCTTCCTGCTCACGCTCCTTCTTAGCCTCAAGAGCCTTCTTTTCAGCCTCTTCAACCTTCTTCAGGTCTTCTAGACGCTTGTCGCGGGCCTTTTCAAGAGTATCAATCTGAGTCTCCATCTTTTCCTTGCGAGCATCAGACTGAGACTGGCTAGAAGCAGCAGCATCATCCAATGACCAAGAAGCAGTTGTAGACTGAATGTCATTAGCAACCTTGGCAGCCTCATCGAGATTACCGGTGTTCATTGCTACATTGAAGTCGATATTCTTGTTAGCAATATCCGCCATTCTTTCGAGACGAGTCTTTTCTGCCTCGAAAATCTTCTGGCGCTGCTCTTCAGCCTTCTCTTCAGCGTCGATAGCCTTCTTGATATTGTCGATTCTCTTGTTATAGGCGTCTTCTTCCTTCTTGAGCTTCTTATCCCACTTGGCATCGAAGTCGTCCATAATCTTGTCCCAACGCTTATCCAAAGCCTTGGAACGCTTATCGAATCTCTTATCAGCAGCCTCGGCACGAGCGTCGAATCTGTCATCCTGTCGCTCGGCAGCAGCGTCTAGAGCATCCTCACGTCGCTGTCCATTATCCTCAATCGCCTTGATTTCTGCATCGGCCTTCTCCTGCCAAATATCATCAGCAGCAGACAGAGCGGCATCCTGCGCTCCTGACATTGCCTTTTGACGAGCATTTGCCCAGTCATCGACAGATGCCACGGAATCGGCTAGCGCATCCGCATTGTTCTTTACCTTACCTGTGTTTTCATCAAGTACATCACCGAATCCCTGCTCGACTGACTTTGCAGCATCAAGCCCGGCGTTCTTTCGGTAAATGTTAAGGATTCTTAGCTGTTCCTTCTTGTCCAGCTTTGTACCCTCACGATTATAGTTGTTCATTGCCTCAGTGTAAGCCTTCTGAGCTTCTGTTACTGTGTAGAAGGACATGTCAAGTGCTCCGTAAAGGTCATCAATTGTTTCAATCTTCTTGATTTCCTCATCGGACATATTGTTCTTCTTTGCAATAGCCTGAGCAATGTACTTCTCAGCGTCGATGTGCTTTTCGGCATAGCGAGTAGTCTCTCCACCAAGTCCGCGAAGAGCCTGCTTTACCTTGTTTGCCTTTTCAATGTCTCCATCTCCCCAAGCAAACTTGAACTCTACATCAGTCATATTCTGAGCATCCTTGTAAGCCTGAGCAAATTCAGACCATGACTCAATACCGACCTTCTTGAGGTCTTCACGGTTAGAATTTCCTAGACGACCCCAAGCTGTGTGCTGCTCCTTCTGGATAGCCTTGAAGAACTGGTCAAAGTAATCCTTCTTGGAAGACAGGGTTGTCTGAGCCTGGAATCCGGTCCAGAATTCCTCAGCCATTCCCTTTCCACGCTCAGCAGCATTCTTGTTGATGTCACCACGTCCAGAGAATGCACGGGTAAATCCTTCCCATGTTCCCTGTCCAAACTTGTTGTTTGCAACCTTGTTGAAGGTGTCACGGAACTGGTCCATCTGCTTGTTTAGAGTAGACTTTGCATCTGAGAAGTCAACCTGAGCCTTGACCTTAATCATCATGGTCTCAATTTCCTGACTCTTGTAACCCGCCGCACGAAGTGATAGTCTCGTAGCGTCCTCTGCATTCTCAGCAGAACCACCATGGTTACGAACCTTCAGACCCTCAGCAATAGCAAGGTTGATTGCCTCTTCCTCATCATGGTTTTCCTTGGCAATCTGGAGGCTCTTTACAAGCTGTGCGTTCTTCTCCTTGAGCTTTGTTACCTGAGCATCAATAGAGCTTACGATTTCATCATTAGCCTTCTTTACCTGACCAGCCTCAGTGTACACAAATCCAAGAACATCCGCCCAGTCCTTAGCAGACTCGTTAATTCTCTTCTGGGTTTCAATTCCCTTCTTCATGTTTCCATAAAGCTTCCATGCCAGATATACACCTGTAGCAAGAAGACCAGCAGGTCCAGCAAATCTGGCAATTACCATTGCAAGTCTACCAGCGGTAGGAAGGGCAGCAGCCAATCCCGCGCCAAATCTACCGACTGCTCCAGCTCCACCAGCAGCAGCCACACCACGACCAAATCCAAATGCCGAAACCATATTGGATGCAGCAGCGGCAATTCCAGCATTTCTGAATGCCTTTACAAGCATCGGACCAAGAAGTGAGGCAGCGAATACCGCATTCATGATGTTATTCATAATCTGGCTAGAAGAACCAGATGCGGCATGCATTGATGCAGCAACTACACCGACTGCACCCATAGAAACTGCGATTCTACCCCAGTTTCTCTGAGTTGCCTGAGTTGATGCTGCGGTACGAGCGGCTGACTGAGCGGCAGCAGCCTGAGCAGCCTGGTATGCTTGAACCTCTCGCGTTGAAGCAAATCGTCCAGTTGAAGTATTCTGGTATCGTCCATTAGGAAGCTGACGATACTGGTTAGGGTTAGTAGGTGCGGCTGGACCAATTCCACCAATGTTGGTGTTGTAATTAGGAGTGGTGTTACCAAATCTCGTAATTGCAGTTCCATTTGCCTGCATTTGAGCAACAGCCATTCTTTCCATCTGTGTGGTAAGAACCTGAAGCTGTCCAGCAAGAGCCTGAGCCGCACGACCCTGATTCTGCCATGCCAAAGTAGAGCGTTCAGCAAGCATTTGCTGCGCTCTTTGCTCAACAGTTAGAGGGCGGAATCTTGTGAACAGACCAGTGATTAGTCCACCAAGCTTTACAATGTGTCCGATAAGGTTACCAAATAGACCAACAAGCATAATGATTGGTCCTAGGATTGCTCCACCGATTACCAACCCGGCCAAAACCTTCTTCAGCATACCCGGCATTGAATTGAACATATTGAATAGCTTTCCAATTACACCGAGAATTGCTGCACCAACCTCAAGGAACGGCTCACCAACTGTGGCAAGCTGAGCCTTGATGCTTTCAAGTGCACGCTTGAACTTACCAGAGGCAGATTCAGCCATCTTGTCAAGCTCGGATTGTGCGGTCTGTGAATTCTTGGATGCAGACTGAGCCATAACCTTATAGGCTGTGGCTACCTGCCCGGTTCTGTTGGTAAGTCCATCAAGAACTGCGAGCATCTTGTTGTTCTGATAAACACCAAATACCTTGCTGAGAATCTGCTGCTTCTGGTATGGCTCAAGGTCCTTCATTGCCTCACCAATAGCCTTTAGTGTAGGAATGAACTGTCCCTTGTTTGCATCTACAATTCCCTGTAGAGTTCCCTTATCTGGAAGAAGTCCCTTCCAGACTTCTTCAGCCTGTGGGGTAATGAGAAGAAGTCTCTGAGCGGCAGAACGAATACCGTTCATACCCTCTGAAGCTGTAATACCCTGCTGCTTAAGGGCAACAAGAATTACACCCATTTCCTTAAGGTTTACACCTAGGGCCTTTAGGGTTCCTGCACCACGAGGAATTGCATCAACAAAGTCCTGCATTGAAAGGCTGGTTGAGTTCTCAATGGCGTTCATGTACTCAAAGTCCTTGTTTACCTGGTCGGCACTATCGTGGTAAACGGACTGCAAAGCAATTGTCGCCTTGATAGCCTGCTGTCTGTCAAGCTCACCAAGAGTTGCGGCACGAGTAACGGCTACTGTAGACTGCTGAAGCTCAGCACCCTTTAGACCAGTAGCAGCAAGGTCTGCCTCAATACCTAGAGTATCCTTTAGAGCCTGACCGTACTTCTTTGCTACCTGTGTAGCCATAGACATAGATTCAGTTCTTAGCGCATCAAGCTCTCTCTGCTTTCCTGCTGCTGTAGAAGCTGTTGTATCATAAACCTTCTGAATTCTGGTCATGGCTGCATCTACATCGTAGGCAGCCTTTCCAGCCACCGCGCCAAATGCCATCAGAGGAACTGTGAAACCAACCATGAGCTGACGACCAGCCCACTGGGTATTCTTACCCCACTTAATCAATGAGGCAGAGGCAGCATCAAGAGCTGCTGTGGTAAGTCCGATACGTACACGCATTACGGACCAAGCTTCTGACAACCCGCCCATTCCTACAAGTCCACGAGCCATTGCTGCGGAATTCGCACGGAGCGAGTTTGTCATTTCGTTAATTCTGGCAGATGCATCGCGAGGAATGATAACATCCGCGCTCATTCTACCAGAAGTAGAAGAGGTCCACTGAACAGCCATAGCACGCTGAAGTGCATACTGCTCCTTCAGAATGTTGGTAAACTGTCTGTGGACCTGCATTGACTGCTTTAGACTAATGTCACGCTTAATGATAGCATCTGTCAAAACAGATGTAGCGGTCCTAGCCTGTACCGACTGTACGGCTAGGTCGCTAACGTTTCCAATTGCCTGACGGAATGAGCTACGAGCCTGATTTACATTCGCCATAGACAAAGCGCCCGCTGACATGTTGCGCTGCATTACCTGCAACTGCTGGTTCAGTCGGGTTACTTCTCCGTAAACTTCTCTAAAGTTTGCGGAACCACTAAAGCGAATTTGGATGTTCTCTATTTTAACTCATTCCTCTTCTTCAATTACGCCGATACCAATACCGGCAAGTTCTACTTCTTCCTCAGATACCCCGCGAAGTTTTGCTTCAGCTCTTCTCTTGATTTCATCAAATGACTTGTCTTCTGTCTGTGTCTGAGCATCTAGGTCAATGCCCTTCAAAGCCGCTGCAAATTTATTTCGCCTATGTTCCTGCTCTCGCGATGCCTCTAGAATTGCCTGAAGTTCATCAAGAGTAAGGTTCTCCTCAATCTCTTCAAAGTTTTTCCAGTGGCCGAGAAGGAAAACCTCAGCCTCAAGAGTGGCTAGGTCTAGCTCCTTCCAAGTGCTTCCTGAGCCATCGCTAGAAGATTTGGGTCGTTCAACTTAACGCCCCCACAGACGTCAAGAATCTTGTAGACTGTAGGCATATCTACAGCCTCTTCGTAAGCCTCGGTGTGACCTTCACCGTCCCAGAATTCCGGACGCTGACCCTTTAGACACAGAGCTGAGGCATCTAGAAGAATATCCAGACCCTCATCCTCGGTTGTATCTTCGTCACCAAAACGCTCCATCGCCTTCATGAATGAGCGCAGTGTCTTAATGTTAAGTGGCTTTAGTGTAACCGTTGTGTCGTCCTGTAGCTCGACTTCCTCGGTTGAATAAACTGATGTCGCCAATTTAGTTAAACCTTTCCTTCCATTTGTAATCCTAGTTTACCACGAATCTGTAAATCTTCAAAATAGAAGAGCCCCGCTCTTGGCGGGGCCTTTCTATTAAGACTAAATCTTAGATGTTTCGGTCTCGAATTACACCGTACTCCTGACCCGCGAAGTTAGGGTCTGGAAGAAGACGGAATGAAACTGGGAACACCGTTGCCTCGTTACGACGAACGCTGTGTGCTGTAGACTCTACAGAAAGAACACGGCGTGCGTGGTAAACGCGCTCACGCTTTGCACCTGCGGCGGTCTTTGGACCCGGACCAACAGCAACAAGAGCACGCTCTACAGGCTCATCACCTAGAGCACCTGCTGCGATTCCAAGCTCAGTTGTGCTTGTCGTTGATGTAAGGGTTGCAGACTGCTGACCCCAAGCAACTAGAAGGTTCTCTAGGGCTGCCTCAGCAAGAGTCGTGTTAATTGTAACTCTCATTGACTGCTTGAAGAGCTTAGCAGAGTCAAGAAGCTGGTCAACCTCTACGTCTCCGTAGTCTGGCTCGTAAGAAACCTCAAGACCTTCTGTCGTGAAACCAGTGTGACGGAAATCTGCTGAGCCATCAAGCGCAGTCGTGAAAGACGAACCTGAACCTGGTGAAGCTGGTAGAGCTGGACCTCCGTTCCATGCAGCATCAGTGCTGTCCTTTACAGAAATGTAAAGAGCGGCTGCACCGATGATAATGTTACGTACCTGATATGCCATTTTTGAATGTCACCTCCATTTAGGTTAAAAAGTTTTGTGTGCTGGCTAGGCACTTCCTCTATGAGTATATTATCGTGATTAGCTTCAAAAAGCCAAATTCCCGATTATACCCTCATGCCATTTCCTTCAGCAGAACTCATATCAGTTGTATACTCATAGTTAACAACCACCATGGCTCCACGAAGACTCAACTCTGTTGTTACTTGCATATCATCTGGACCTGATGCAGATGTTAGCTGAACAAACTTGAAATCGAACTTGTCAGACACAGCCGCGCTATTATTCAAATCTCGGGCTGTCCAATCCATTCTCTTCATTAGGTCAGCAATGTAGGCATTGATTGCTCGTAGCCTCTCCTCATCAGAATCGTAGATGATGTAGGCACACTGCTCACGGCATAGCCACCACTCTGTTGAGTAACCAGACATAATGTAATTGTAAACAATGTACGGACTCTTATTTCCAGTGATATCACTCATCTGTGGCCACTGATATCCTGGAACGATGGGCACAATCTGATAACCCGCCGAATTTCCTGAATCCTTATAATCCTTGAATGCCTTGACGCCCGGCTTGTATTCGAAATCCTTCAGCTTTGACCAAAGCCACTTGTTGATTTCGTGAGCGCCAACAACTCTATAATCCTCAGCCATTAGCCAATCAACCTTTCTCTAGCTCTAGCAGCCTCAATGTATCTTCTCGAACGGGCTTCAAGATATTTCCTTGCTGCTTCTGCGCCTGCCCTCTCAGCAGCTTCAGCTTCTCCAAGAGTGTTAATTGCAAACGTCTTTGTTCTTGCCCTTCTGAATGGCTTGGTTGCCGATTCAATAGGCATCTTTCCTAGGTCTTCTTCCAAAGTCCTTCTGACTACAGATTCAAATACACCCTGTGCTCCTGAGCCTCCCCACCAAGAAACGTATTCCCTGGTAAATGAACCCTTTGTCAAAGGACCACCGGGATTTGTTACAGTGATTGGGTTTGGAGTGACCTGTCTCTTATACTTCATTTCTGGATTAGTTGGTCCAGTGAAGTAAGCTAGAAACTTACCACGCTTTGGTCTGATGATGACATTCTTGCCATACTCCATTACTGGAGCCTTCCAGACAAAGACGTGAATCTGCTTCACACCAACATCAAGGAAGTCGTCTCGAACAGGCACCACCTGCTTTGATGCACGCCATGTAAATGTCGCTGTCCTGGTCGCACCGTTACCAATAAGCTGGTCGTCCCACAATTTTGCGGTTGGGTCTCCTACCTGACCCCACTCATATACGTGGTGGAATCTTGATGGCTGAGCCGCACCGATTACAGACAT